GTTCAAAAAAGACATTACTTGAGTCTACTTCAGTTAATGTCGCTTTATATATGGTTTTTTGATCGGGATTATGTTGCCAAAGTATAGGCTTATCTACCACATTTTCTAATTTCTCACCTGGATTAATTACTGGTTCTTCATCCTCTAAATGCTCGTAGACTTTTTTTGCAATGCTTACAATTCGTGTTGCTGGGATTTCTGTATGTTCTCGTGCATAGTATACAAGAAACACTTCAAATAACATATCAACTCCTTTCAAGAATATACGATCGAGGCACCTTATTGATGCCCAGGTCACTTAGGATGGTTTCTCATCGGTCGATTCCGCAATCCCACTTTCGGCGTAAATATCACACCTTTTCGGCTGGTCTTGACTCACCTTATAGAACTAAATATAATCAATCTTATCTAAAAACCACTCTATTTTTTTATATCTAGCTATTGTATATCGAGCATGCGAATATGCAATCCAACCATCGTCTTCATCAGGATTCCAATAAGCTCGACCACCACTTTTAATAACATTAAGTTTTTTATTTCTTTCAATGTGGGCAGTCCTAATCGCCTTTAAATATTCTTTTATATTTAAAGAAGGCTTTGGAACCTTAAACAACTTTGGTTGAAAAATGGTTTCTCCTGGAGATTTTATATTCAATATACGTTTTAAAAAGTTCATTTCATCCCCCCAATTTTAATTACAAATCCTAATATACTTCCCCATAAAGAAAAGCAATCAGGACTAAAGCACCAATAATAAATTTTGCATGATGCTAGACTAAAGACCACAATCAAAGAGAAAAAGAAAACAAATAACCATCTAGAAATCTTAGCAATTTGCTTCTTTCGTTTAAACTCTAAATATGCTCTACTCATTTCTTCTCCTTTCAAGAGATATTTTTTAAGCGATTAATGTTTCATTTTCAACTTTTTCAATGAAATTATTAACTATTCTAATTAATTTATTACATTCTTCTTCTTCCTGTTTATTATCTGACCAAAGAGTTTCTAACATTCCTTCTAATTCTCCTTTTGCTTTTTTCCATTGCATTTGCCTTAACACAATAAGAACTTTATCCATTTTTCCTCCTTTCAAGAGATATCATAATTAAAAAAATCTTTTATTAATTCTTCATTTCTTCGAACAGCTTCTTCTTCACATTTTGGATCTCGACAAATACATAAGCCATTTCCAATAGCAATACCAGAAATCATAGTCTGTTCGATCATTAGTGTCTCACGATCAGAACGTTCAAAACCTGCAAATTTCTTACCACAAATTGGGCAATCTCTCCAGAAATACCCAAAAAAATTAGCAATCCTTTTTTTTATAGATCTTGGAACATATCGCCAGAGCATTTTTCTCCTTTCAAGAAATCTTACATATCCCAAAAAATTCTTTTTTCCATTGAACGTTTTAAATTAAGTTCAGCCAGAGAGTCGTTTAACCATTTCATAACAAGATTATGTACATCATTATTTCTATTAATCATAAGTTTGATGATTTCTTCTTGACGCATATTTCTCTCCTTTCAAGAGATTATAAATAAAATTCAATTGCTGATCGATGAAAATCGATAACAGCAATCATAGTAAAATGATCATCATCAATCTGTCGCATAATTGTTAAATTTCCAATTTTATTTACTTGAATCCAATCTGTTGGTTTAAGTTTTTTATTTTTTAAAACCTCAGTTAGTTCAGAAAGAAAAAGCCATTTTTCAATATAGTTATTTTCTTTAAATTGCCTATTCTTTTCTTCAACACTAGACGGATCTGCTTTGATTTCTTCTACTGAATCATCCATCTTAATTCTCCTTTCAAGAGATTATAAATATATTAGAGCATCTAAAGAGGACGTGCCATAAGTTAAAAGCAGAAAACCCGTAACAAGGGTCTTATAGTCAACGTGGTGGTATAGTTACTTATATTCGCTTTCGGCCTACCACTATTAGTATCGTCTTTTAGATGCTCTAATATATTCTCTATTTTTATGCGGTGTCTTAGACCCTATTAAATAGAATAACAGTCTACTGACGGGACCCTGGCGAACCTTCGGCAGTACCTAATGATTCTCCTGGTTTTTCATCTTTTTAATCTGTGCTAATCTACTTAGATTCCTCTGCTTTCCGTCTAAACCATATTATAAACCTCCCTCTAACGTTGGGAAGGTTGACGTCTCTTAGGTGTTCTGCACATATAACCAGGCAGAGAGGCCTTTGCTTATCAACATTATATGGGTCGCTTAGCGTCCCTAATGTTGCTTAGCACCTAATTCAGCAATCCCCAGAATGTCGAAATTCTCCTCGCCCAATTAAATACAAGCACATGGCCGCGGCTATCCGGTTAGCGTATAAATGAATCTACCTACCTTCTCGAGCATTCCAGGGAATTATAATCATTCCGAAGCTTTTATATCCATTCTAAAATCTTGTCCATGAGAATGGAAATAACTTTCTTTCTTTTTATTAAAGGAAAAATCTATGTCAAATAACGCATATTCATTCTTCCAATTAAACCGATAGAATCCCCAGTGAGTTCTATCTTCATTATAATGATCGAGTTTGCTAAAATAGAAACCTTCTCGATACATCATAATAAATATCCAAAGAGCTTTTAAAAACTTTTTCATTCTTCTCCTTTCAAGAGAATTGCTTAACATCAGATATACTTGAATAGACTTCAAATGGAATACAAAAATATACCATAGAAGTAAGATCCAATCTATTTAGATAAAACCATATAGCAAAATCTGAATCATTTGGAGAGAACATTTCTGGAATAACAAATTTCTTAAAGATCGGCGTATCTCCAAGAACTGTTTTAATCAATATTACATACGTTCTACTAGGCGAAACCATATTGTCTAACATATTATTCTCCTTTCAAGAGAAATAGAATATATAAAAAAGTTTGTACGCAAATTAAGCCGCATCGCACACTCTTAGAGCTTAACCCCACTATTGTGGGATAGCGCATAGAATACCTCCTTACTAAAGGTTAAAAAATATTATAGTCGATATCAAAGTCATCATATATAAATTATTTTAGCGCATAGCGAACTCCTTATATTAAATAATATGGGCTCGGTCAATCATCGCCGCGCACGACCGATAGTAGGACACCCATATTTTATTACTGGTTACGCTCTTATCCAGATCGTCGTATTTCACGGAGTCTTCCCGACGACGCCTCCTATTAAAAATTTTATTAATAGCCAAGGGTGACTTTTACACCGCAGGAACAGTATTACAGTCTCTCAGGTGTGTCCACCTATAGGATCATAGGCTTTTTCCGCTATCATTTCCCTTTTTAAATATGGGCTCGGTCGATCATCGCCGACATAACCGATAGTTGCGGACACCCATATTTTATTACTTTTCAATTATTTCCCCACACCAACCACACTTCCAGTGATTGGCAAATAACCATTTAAACCATTGAAACTTTTCGCAATGTGGACAAAACCATAAATCCATTCTATTTCTCCTTTTGCTCGATCCAAATTCTCTCACCACAAACTTTGCACTCATAATCTCCTGAGATTATATGTCTAAACCATCTTATCATTTTACAATTCCAACAAAATCTAAGTCGTGGCATTTTATCTCCTCTTAAGAAGCGAGAAACATTATTTTGACTCTGTCAATGATGCTAACAAAATAAAAAATCAATATTACAAATGCAATAAATAATACAATCAGATATAAATTTTGGCCTTTCATTACTACCTCCTAAAAAATGAAAAGAGTAAGCACTATGTTTCCATAATGCTTACCCTTCTTTAATACTGATCTTATTCAGGATTGACAACGTCGGAGCCAAGGGCTTCTTCGACCAATCCGTTTACCAGACTGTCGGGGTCGGTCATTTTGTTCATTACCACTGCGCCAACGATTAACGCGCCGACTACAGCCGCAACAACAACACCACCTTTCACAAACAGACCTTTATTACGAACGATCATTGTTACCAACTTTTCCTTCATTTTATTTCTCCTTTTTTAAGATTATATTTCTATAATAGTCCTTGTTTTTTATGCGAGAACTTTATATTTAGATTGGTCTTGGATCTGGATCAAAATTCATTACAATACATGGTTTTCCATCCGAGGTTATTTTAGCTGAGAAAGAGATATGCACTAATCCATATTCAATATCCCAACCAGCATCTCGGCCCATTTCAGTATGCATAAGTCCTATCAAGTGATAGAACTCATTTAAAGACATAGTATTCTGAAGCATCAAATCACGATTAAATTCGTTAAGTAATCGATTAATTGTATCATAGTTATTCTTAAAATAACGACCACTTAGCGAATCATAAAATAGAGTTTCACCATTTCCAGTGATTATAACTTGAGAATCGTTCTCTAATGGATTTGCTAAAAGTCGATCCTGAGCAATTTCACCACGTAGTTTTTCTTCCTTTTTCTCGCCAATCGTCTCAATTACTTTAGCCTTATACTCTTTTAAAGAGGCTTCAGTAATCGTATATAGACCAGCAATAGCCGCATTACGCTTTAGATTGATTGAATGGGCACCAAGGAAGCAAGCTAACGTTACTACTGAAGAAATAGCACCTGGAAGATAAGTTTTCCAAGTAAGTTCAATTATTTCTTTTTTAGTAAGTTCTCTACCATAATAAATTTTACTATCATCAAGAATCCGAGACGCCTTTATTCCAGCGTCATGTACAAGAGCGATAGATGTAACAAAACCACTCGTTCCACAAATGAATAGCAACGTTGGAGATTCTTTTGATATTAATTTTGTTAATACTACTAAACCTGTTTTTAAACTCACATTATCTCCTTTCAAGGATAAACACGGTGCTTATTAATTATTGCCTTACTAATTTCTTTATCACTAAGTTTTAATCTAATTCCAGTTTGCATTAATTTTATAATATATACATCCTCCTTTGGATCAAATAGAAAATTTTCTTTAAGCATTAATCTCATTATATTCATTCCCCTAATAAATAATATTGTTCTTTTTAAAAATTTTCGCATTTAGCTCCTTTCAAAATTAAGAAAAAAGTAAAAAGGAAAGTTATCACTAACTAACTCCTTTATTCTATAATAGTCGATGTAATTCTTGCGAGACATTATATGGAAATTTCCTTCGGGGAAAAAGGGACAATAATTTTTTAAAATCCCGATTCGCAAATGGACTTTTTAGAATACCCATTCCAAAGTAACTGCCATTTTGACGTAAATCTTGCGAAAAAAGAAAACCCTTTACAGGGCTTTCATTTCAATCAAAGCAATAACAATATCGTCTAGTTTTGTATTTAGAACAACCGTTTGGTAAAACACGTACATATCAACTGAATTTGTATATTGTTTTCTTCCTAGAATCTGGTTTGTATAACATCCTTTTTCTACGAAGATAACATTTTTCAAAAACCTTTTGTTTCTGTAATATTTTAATAACCTGCTAGTTCTTTTGATTAACTCAATAAGATGCATTTTATTATCTCCTTTTCATAATACTCTATGTTATTATTGCGAGGAGAAAAAAAGAAATACCCATTTTATTGGGTATCCTTTTTAAATTCAACAAGTTCATCAATTATCGTATCTAACTGTTTTAAATTTAAGTTATTTCTTTGCAGTTCTTTCATAAATTTTATATAGTATCTATGATACGTATCAATTGTACAAATACAAATACCTTCATTTCCATAAACTTTTAGGTTATTAGGTATCGTATTAATAGCAATTTCTACAAATTTAGTATACATATGAAAATCTTTTACCAGAACAACAAGTTTTACTTTTGTATCTAATAGATCTAATAATTTTTCTTTCATTTTCTTATCTCCTTTTCATAATACTCTATGTTATTATTGCGAGGAGAAAAAGAAAGAGAGCTATTTGCTCTCGATCTTTTCAAGATTTTTTCCTAATATTTTTAAGACTTCTTCGACACCTTTTTGAAATTCTTCATTACTCATACTGTTTAATTCTTTCTCAATACGAGTCATCTTCTTTTCAATCGATTTATCGATTAATTTCTTAATAAATTTATTCATTTTATTATCTCCTTTTCATAATACCCCATGTTTTTATTGCGAGGAGAAAAAGAGAGAAGCTGTGTAAACAACTCCTCTCTTTTAGTTCATAAACGTCTCAAAGTAGAAAATACCTTCGAGGTAATACTTCCTGTCCGCTCGAAATAGAGAACTAGAATAATGCCACCAATATATACAACGGCCTTAAAAATCTCTTCTCTTGAGATCGAATCACTTTTAAAACTATTCGATTCTCTTAAGGTTTTGATATTCTCAGCAATTGTTTTATATCGTTCACTATCCTTTTCTTCTTTTTCAAGTTCGATCAATAAACTATTAACTTCATCAGATATATTTCTAATTTTCTTCATTTTTATCTCCTTCATAATAGCCAAAGTTATTTCTGCGAAGGAGAAAAATTATTACTGAGGAGGAAGAACCTCACTTGGGAGTGCTGCTGCTTTATTATACTGAGCAGTGCTAATTCCGAGCAATGCACCAAGGAAGAAGTCCACAGCCATAATCGTACCAACAACCTGCTCGCCATAAGGAAGACCCCAAATACCAGCCAAAGCAGCATACAAAGTACCGGCAGCGGGCAACAAAATTTGAGCAATGAACTTTAGAACATCATATACCTTATTAGACATCATTTCATTTTTTCCTTTTTGAGATAGATTTTTATTAACTATTACCATTTTCCCCATTGCCATTAGAAGGATCGAATTCTGGTTCGATATTAACGGCTTTTAATTGCTTTATTAAGATTTTGCAACCCCGTTCAAGATATTTATTCCTAGTTAATAAGCGTTTATTTTCCTCCTTTAGTGGTGTATTTAGACTAAGAGCAGTATCGACAAAATTATCCATTGTTTCCATTTCAACTTTTCGAGATTCTTTCTTTATTTTTTCTGCTTCTTCTTCTAATTTAATGGCTTCCTTCTTAGTTTTAATAGCTTCTTCTCTATAATTTCTAAATTGTATTATTAAACCAAGAATTCCTGGAAGAGCAATTAGCATCGCTACAAGGAGTTGGGTCCATTCACTAGTCATATTTTCTTACCATAAGCATAATAATTGGTGCTGCACCTATGGTAATATACTCCAATATTCTTAATGACTGGGACCAAGTATTAATAAATGATGAGAAATCAACAATTGTTAATCTACTAAGTGCTGCAGCAAAAATAAAAATTATTGCAGCAACTATCGTTGTTAATGGTAAAATTGCTAACAACCAATGACATCTTTTAATACTCGCCCATTTTATCCAACCATATAATCCTACCAATAAAATTAAAAATAATATTACACGTAGAATTATGTAAGTCATAGTAATTTTCTCGAATGTTATATAATTCATATTAAGCCGGACCAATTGCTGACCAATGATAACTAAAGGCTAAATCTCCAGAAGTTCCATTTCTATAAATAAAAGCTTGAAATAACGCTGGATAAACGGCAATTAGTAATACAGTAAGTGGTTGAACAGGACCTGGATAAAGAATTAATGGTTGCACATTTATAATAGGACCACCAGAACCACTAGCAAATGCTTCTGGAAAATTAATACTAATTAATTGATAACTTTCTCCTGCAACAATTAGTCCAGATCCAACACCAACAAAACTTTTTACTCTACCATTTATATCATAGTTATTATAACCACCAACTGTTTGCCAATTTGTTCCTGAATTTCCTTGTCTTTTTGTAAGAATTAGAACTTCATTTCCAATTTGTTCACTATTAACAGCATTATTTGCTATACCAACAACTAGACTATTTCCTACTTCTGAATGGTCATGCTCATTGATTTGAAGTTGTAAATTTCCTGCTGCATCTTCTGACAATTGATCTTTCATTTCATCAAACCAGGCATTAAATTCGGCAGTAAAATCAACCATACCGTCATCAAATTCATTTTGAATACTTGAAAACCAAGTATTAAATTCTTCTTCCCATTGAGCTATTAAATCATTAGTACTAATAGCTGAAAGTGGCCCTATAACAAATGGACAAGAATTTTGACCAATCATATTTGTAATGTTAACTTGGGTAATACTTGTTGCTCCACCATTAACTAAAATATAAGCTAATGGATATTGATGTACATATTCAGTATTAGTTAGAGTTGGATAGGCTGGAACTGTTGCAGGCGTTCCTGTTACTTTTTTAATTGAATTAGCTCGTACTCCAACAGATTCATCAACTTCAAGAATAATAGCGTCATATCTTGGAAGAATTGGATCGGAACTATCTAGAACAATAGGAATTAATGCGTCATTATAAGTCCATGTATGATTAAACCATGCCCTACCAGTTCCAACAGACACACCTAAACCCGTTGTTGCTAATACTTGAAACGCATCGCCAATAGAACCAAATATACCATCTTCAATAATGCCATCAAATATACTAGATACTTGTATAGCATTATACATTCGGTCTCCATCAACTGAATTAAAAAAACCATATGTTAATGACATGTTTTTCCTTTCTTTATGTGATTGTTAGAAATGTTGGATATACTCTAGAACCAGAAGAATCTTGTGTAAATATAAGTTCAATTATTCTAGCAGTTCCTTCGTTTCCATATTCATTAGAAACTTGTACAACGTCACCCATATAAAAGTCCGTTCCATAAATATAAGTTCTAGTTGTATCCGCTTGACCTTGGAAAGATTCAATAAATGAGCTTTTTGCAAGTTCTTGACTACCTCTTTCAACTAATAAATCAGCATATTGTTCATCAGTTAAATCACCTTCAGGTGTACTTTGTCGAATATCATTAGCATCAACAAATAATTCTCGTCTCAAGAAGTCACTACCTCCATCTGGTGAAATCTCAACAACAACTGCAGCTCTTGGTGTACCTTCAATTTCCTCACCAAGAACTAATGCTATAGTTCTTAAATATTCATCAGAAGAAATATAATCACTATTTATTAAATTATCAAATTGTGGCGAGAATATAACATACGGATTTATTATTTGATTATAAGAACGATCAAGACCTGCATATAAAGTAAATCTAAATTTATTTTCTTCAGTTAAAGTTAGTTTAAATCCAATATTTCTTTCAATACATCCATCTTGAATAACTTTATATATTGATGTACCTAGGAACTGATTATTCATTTGCAAACTGGTTATTGCTGGATCAGTTGAAGGATAAAATTCTATAAAACTTATCTTTCTATCTGTATCAATAGGCTCTGTTATATTATATATAAATAAATGTTCAATACTATCTTGAAAACTTCCTCTCAAGGTTGTTATATCCCATACAATTCGTCTATCTAAAAGCATTTCTATGGAACGACCTTTAACTATAATTTGATTACCGTTTTCAAGATCGCATTTTATATTTATATTTTCAATAAGCATTACATGTTCTGAATCTTTATGAATTAAGAACATACCATTTGTCATAAGATAGATAAAATCTTGATCTGGGACTTTAGTTATTTCAAAATCTCCATAACTAAAAAATCGATCAGTCCATATTAAACTATCAAAACTATCAACTATTCCTATAACTTCAAGACTTGAATTTAATACATAAATATCCATATTTAAATTCCTTCATAAGCTACTTTATTAGTAACTTCAAAATAAAGATTATCAAGTCCTGAATCCGCGTCATATGTAAATATATTATCGCCTTTTACTAAAGAGAACCAGTCTGGATATAAGCCTAATGTATTAATAATATTATAGGTAACGCCACCACGTATTAATCTTGCATATTTATCACCAACTACTGTTGATATATAAATATCATCACCAGCAATAATATCATCACCAGTTAATGCTTCTAATTTAGCAGAATCAATCAATATTTCTTCATCAGTTCCAGCATTTCGTATTGAGACATTTGAAGCTACATCTACAGCATGGATATGAAATACTGCACCAACTTCAGCATCACCACTATATACAATTGTTTTAATTGTTCCAGTACTAATAGCTGTAAAAATTATTAAATTCTCACTAAGTGACTCATTAGAAAATGGAAACGAAAACATTGCTTCATTAGAAGAAAATATTGTATGCTGTAGAACAACATTATAGAAATATGGATCAGTGCAAATAACTGAAATAGTAGCTCCTTCTTCTTTAGAGAAAATAGGAATACTATTATCTTCAATATATCCATACGTTTCACATATTCGATTGTCTGTTTCTACAACTATTCGTACTCGTTTCTTAATTGGAAAATATCTATATGAACTCTGTCGTGTATCTTCTATTGTTGGTTTTTCAATAAAGCGTAGTGAAAAAACAATATTCCTCGAATTAACACGAGCGGAATTATATACAGAACCATCACCACCTGTTATTTCACTTACGTTGATGTTTGCTTTACTTGGACTCAAACCATCCATATTTAGAACAAGGAACCCCGATTGCTCAGGGCTCCTTATATCTAACGTGACAGTCTCACCCAAGTGGTTAGTGATTGTAAAAGATTTTATCATTTACCACTCCTCGAGATTATTTAGTTGCTTGTTTCACTAATGCTAATTGATTTCTTGTTTGCCTATAAATCTCAAATCGAGATAGAGGCACTGGTGAATAATTATTTTGAGTGAAAGTTATAACGGAATTTCCTTCACCAGTTTTTACACTATCTTGTGGAAGTACTTGTGCCGTTCCAGATGATATAGAGGACAATGTTCTTGGAATACCAGACACACCAATAGCTTCATTAAATATATCACTAATAGAATCCTTTCCAGCAACAACATTTGTTAAATCTACTACCGGAGTTATTACCGGAGTAAATTCTGGACTATCTAGTAGAAAATCACTAATGGTTTTTACTGATTCTGTCATACCATTCATTGCAGCCGTTCCAATGTTTACAGCGGCTTCTTCCACATTTCCTGCCATTTTGACCAGTCCATTAACAAAACCCTGCGCAGTTAATTCACCAAATTCTGTAAAGACTGTTGATGGAGAATGGATACCTAGTAGTAATTTAAGCGCTGAAATAGCCGAACTAGCTAATGAAGCTATTGCTTTTGCTACAGCACCAACACCACTCTTAAGTCCATCCGCTAATCCATCGATAATAGCCGAAGCTAGTTTTCCAATGGCAGTCCTTAATTCATCACCATTCTCATCGATTGCTGTTGCTAATCCTTCAATAAATTTAACGATTAGATTAAAACCAGAATCGATGATGTCTGGTAATTTAGAAGCAACTGCATCAATGAATTCGGTAACGATATCTATTGCTACAGTTACTATTTCAAAGATATTATCTCGAATTCCTTTTAAGAATCCTAATAGAATATCCATACCAGATTGAACAAAATCGGGAACCTTTTCAGCAAGAGTATCTAATAACTGGCCAACCAATGTTAATACAGCTTCAATAAATGGTGGTCCTGCCGTATTAATAAGATTTATTAAATCAAGTAATAATTGAAGAAGTGCCGCTATTAAAGGAGGAGAAACAGTCGCGATAACACTAATCATAGCAAGTAAAACTTTAGTTAATGCCTCAGCTACAATAGGTGCTGAATCTCCAATCAACTGAACAAATAACATAAGACCATCTACTACTGTCTTTATTAACATTGGAACAAGTCCAACTAACGTTGTTACAATTATCACAATTGCTGCTGCACCAGCTGCGCCAGATACAGCTAACGCTGCCAATGCAGTAGAAAATGCAAGAACTCCTAATCCAACTAGACCAATTCCAACACCAATTAAAGCTATAGCAACTCCCAAACCAAGTAATGTTGGAACTACTGGAGTTATAAGAGCACCTGCAATTCCTAGGACAAGAAATGCACCAGCAAGAGCAACAAGCGCTATTCCTATTTCAGATAAAGACATAGCACCTAACGTCTTTAATACCGGGGCTAATATTGCTAACGCACCAGCAGCTATTAATATAGCGCCTGCACCCAATATAGAAGATTGCATCACTTGCATTGCTATAGCTAATATAGTTAAAGCTCCAGCCATTGCCGCTAATCCTCTTGCTATCTCATCCCAGGACATATCACTAAGTGTTGATAGAGCTTTAGATAAAATGACTAATGCACCCGCAATAACAACTAAAGCGATACCAGTTAGTAATGCATTTTTAGGCATTGCTTGAATGGCAGCAACAACAATTAACAATGACAAACCCATAGCAGCTAATCCTCTTTGAATTTCATCTAAGGATAAAGCTCCTAACTTTGCTATTACTTCTGCAAATATCATCATAGCGCCAGCTAATATAGTAACGCCAATAGAAGTTGCTATAATACGTTTTCCATCGCCTGTTAATTGAGTAAAAGCCGCTATTTCAGCTAATACAACACCTACAGCAATTAGTCCTTGTTGTAATTTTCCGCTATCCATTTCACTAAATCTAGAAACAGCTAAAGTGAGTACTAAAATAGCACCGGATAAAGCCAATATACTTGCTCCGCCACTAAAACCACTTTTTCCACCTAGATTACTTGTTTTCATAAAAATGGCTAACTCAGCTAATAGAATACCAACACCTTTTAAACCAGTTGCTAATTTCTCTGGTTCAATCTCACCAAGTCGTCTAACAGCTCCAACCATCATTGATAAACCAATGGAAAATGCTATTAATCCAATTGCTGACTTTAACATGTTACCAGATTGTTGCGACAACAATTTTCCAAATAGAACAAGTGTTGTTGTTAACTGTAGAATTGCAACGATTCCTTTTGAGATATCTGCCTGATCAATTTTTGATATTGCAGTTAAAGCCAAAGCTAATATACCTATTGCTACAGCCATAGCAATTAAAGCAGCTGTTGATTTAAGACCAGCGCCACCACCTTGACTAAATATGGACATTGATATACTTAACTCAGCAAACAAGGTTGTTATTGCTAATAATGCAGACGTTAGTTTCTTAGAATCAATTAATGATAGAACAAGTAAAGATGCTGCCAATACCCCAATAGCAAGAGCAATAGTTAGCAATGTTTTGGCTTTTAGATTCTGCTGATAGGCCTCTAGACTGCCACGTACGCCATCTAGGACGCCCGTAACGCCACTAAATACACCTTTTAGGCTATCAAATACACTTCCTATACTATCAATGGCCTTCCCGCCCTTCCCAATGAAGGATCTTATTGCAAGAAGCATACCAGTTAATAAACCAGCATTAATAGCATCATATAATTTTGTAAAGTCTAATTGGGATATTCCTTCTCCAATAGCCTGAACAAATTTTGCTATTGCGCCAGCAACATCTTTAGCTATATTAAAAAATGTTGGAGCTAATTTAGCTGCTAACTTAACAATTCCACCAATAACTAGAATAGTAAGTTGACCTATTTTCTTAAGTGGTTCAAATCGACTTCCAACTTTTTCAAAGAAAGAATCTACCCCACCAGTATCTATTCCACTAAACATATTTGGAAGCCAGTCTCTAATAAATTGAAACTTCGCTTTTACATCTTCAAAGAACTTAGTAAAATATCCACCAATAGTAGTTAAATATGGTTTTATCTTATCAAATTCTGATTTTATATAAGAAACAAATGAGGAAATAGCTATAATAACTACTTTAATATAATCAACTATTCTTTGAAAAAACACTTCAAATGTTTTTCCTCGTTTAATAGCAAATTGTAAACCTAAAATAAAATCAGCTATTTTTACAAGAAAGTCTAATAAACCACTATTGGCACCTTTAAATGCTCCACTAAATTGACTCATTACTTTTATAAAGGAAACAATTGCTATACGAATAATATTAAATATAGCAAAAAATCCTCTAAATATTTGAGTTACTTTTCTAGCAGTCTCTGAACTTAACGTTAATTTACTAGCAAATAGTGCTAAATATATAGATAAATTATATAATGTCTGTACAGTCATGGGTGGAAATATATCTCTAAAAGCACCCTTAACAAGATCCATAATCTGAATAACACCTTTAAAGGCTAATTCAATAGCCTTTACAACAAAGGCTCGCCCACCCATATCTTTCCAATCTTGAAGAAATGAATTACGAGCTTCTGCTGATGCGCCAATTAAACCGCCCAATGTGTCGCTAATACTAGTAAATAATTTCTTAGCTTCTTCAAAGTTACCAATAACAATTTCCCAAGTTTGAGCCCAACCAGATCCAATTGCTTCTTGTAGTGTCTCTTTTAACTGAGAAAATGTTTTTACTTTTGTAGCGGCATCATTTGCTACTTGACCCATTTTGAGTATACCAGCAATTTGATCTTCAGTATATCCCATGGTCTTTAATTGCTCAGCATTTAGATCTCCGGTAAATTTAGATAGTGTTTCTGTTAAAATACTAGATGTAATCCAACCAGTTGTTAATGACTCTCTAAATGAACCTTCTTTTTTAATGATATCATCAACAGCAATGCCATGTGCTCTAGCAGTTTCTTTAAGAGCATCTTGGAAGACCTGGCCACCCATTCCAGCATTTACTACAGAGTTCCAATCCATTAATTTAACTGTACCAGTCGACAAAGCTTGTGATAACTGATACATAGCAGTGCTAGCTTGCTGAGAATTTGAACCAGAGACTGCTGCTAAGTTAGCAATACCTTTAATAGCCGCTACTGATGTATCCAAATCAATACCAGCAGCAGTAAAGGTACCAATGTTTCTGGTCATTTCTGAGAAATTATAAATGGTTTTATCAGCATATGTATTCAATTGATCTAATGCATCATTAACCTGATCCATTGTTGTACCTTTAGAAGAGGTATTCGCTAAGATCGTTTGAATAGCATTTATTTGTGTCTCATATTCTCCAAGACCTTGTTTTGCATTATTAATTGGAGAAACCATATCCCATAACTTTTTCGTAAGATCAATAACAGAATTGGTTATATTTTGAATGGCTGTAAAACCAATTGCCCCAAGAATTGAAAATCTACTAGATATACTTTCAACAGCTCCAGTTAGTCCAGAAAAATTACTTTGAGTATTCATATTTGCTGTTAGATTAGAAAAACTTCTACTTGAATCCTCAAATGCTAAACCTTTTTTAAGTCTACTAACATCTTGCAAGGTTTTGTCAACGCCTTTTTCGAATTCGGAATTATCAAAACCCATCTCAACGACTTTTTTATCAATCGTAGTTGTCATATTTTAGATACCTCCTCGAATATATCATTTGCAATTTTTTCGAATATAGGTTTCATGGCAGGATTAATAAAATCGGTGCCTTTAACATATCCGCCATTTTTTGTGCCATGTCCATATTGTATAAGTATTGCAACTGGTGCTCCAAATTCACTATTACTATTTGTCCATGTCAGTGTAGCACCTCTATTTGTTACTTCAGCTACATAGTCCCATAAGGAGGCTGTTTCACCAGTATCTTTAGGTGTTGCTTGGGCAAGAGCATTAACACCATCTACACCATACTTTTTTAAAATGAATAAAACATCTAATTTTTTAGCATGATTAAGAAACTTTTCAGTGTTCTTAAAACTACCTTTTGTTTTAAATGTAATCATAATATTATCCAGTAGTATTTAAATTATTTCTTCGCATAGCATTAAGTGCTGAATTTCGTGAATATATCTCTTTTTTGCCCATCTTTTTTGCTGGTTGATTTTTAATATTACAAACATTAATCAATGTTAGTAATTTATTTAAATGCCATTTCTGACATTCAAATGGAACATTAAATGTTATCATCCAATAATAAATAATTTCAGCAGTTATTATTTCACGATTAACAGTATTATTATTTTTTGAGAAAGTTGTAGCGGTCATTGGTTCTTTAATATAGGCACTAACTTGCTCAATAATTTCACTAGTTATTAACGTGTATGCCTCAGGATCAACGTTTTGAGTTAATGTCATACACCGAATATAGTCTATTGTTTCAGGAATCGTCTTTTCAACCTTTGTTTGAAGAAAGGGTTTAAGCCATTTTGACTCCCATTTTGATAGGGAGATTAGAGAATGCTCTAATTGCAAATGGTATGATTTTGACATACTAAAAGTATTAGTTGATTCATCAAATAATTCCTTTGCAGGAATGGTGATATCCAACATTTCTAATCTCCTTGTCCATTATTAATTTACAGATTCTGTGGAATTATTCCATTAAAGAAGGAAACTGCTGCTTGTTCATTAGTTGATAGTTCCATAAATAAAATTACATAAGCCTCAGTCTCAGAAAAAGCTTTACTAAGTTCTGGACTCTTTACAAAATGCTTACCATCATCAGACTTTTCGCCATATGCTTTAAGAATCATACCTTTGAATAGTTCGATTAACTTTCCACTATCCTTTGCTGCGATGATCTTCTGTGCATATTCAACAAACCCACCTTCTGTGGATAATTCCATTTCAGCGAGTTCAGCTTTAGATAAATTAAAGCGAAAATTTTCTTCGCGTTCAACACCATTATAATCTGTATATTTGATTGTTTTAACTAACATTTAAAAATCTCCTTCAAGAATTTATAAGGAGCCCCTAATCTAGAGGCTCCTTATTCTAAACTAAAATATATTAACTAGAGGTCAACAGAGAAATAACTTCTGCAGGAAGGGGGAGACGACCAGGAATAGCATTCGCTGGAGGATCAATAACTGCAGCAGTACCATATAGAATTGCTTCAAAAGCTGCCAGATCACCACTATCAACTTTTGTCGAATCGATAGTGATCAAAGAAACTGGAGCATAACCAGTAACAACTACTGGCGTACTCTTGAGTTCCCAACTAAATGCAATAGCTTCTGGACTATCATTAATCGTACTATATGCACGTTCTGACGGAGCAGCCTGTAGACCATAAACCAAATGTAGTTTATAACCATAATCCTGTCCAGTAGAATCATTCCCTACCTTAGTACGATAACTTAGACCAAATACACCACGTGTCTGTTGACTAAGCATAACACCATCAACAGCCTCAATGGAACCATCCAAGACAGCAAATTCATCTGGATAGGTATATGCTTCAAGAGTTGCAGCAAATTCTTCTGCGGAAATAAGATTTAGATACTTAATATTATCGGCATAAAGAGGAGTAGCTTCTGCACCGGATGGAGATTCAGTAACACTGATCAAACCATTCCAAGCATAACCAGCCGCATAGGCGTTGTTAGTAATGGTGTATAAAACACCATGATCAACACCTACTTCGTACAAACGTTCGCCCATAGCATCCCAAGTAAGTAACTGAGCCATTTTTTTGTCCTTTTCTAAAAGTAAAGATTAAATATAT